TTGCATGCGGGTAGTATCCCGTATATCTAACGCCGCATGGTGCATCCCAATCAGCAGCTTCTGGTCGAGATCGAAGCATTCTGTCGCGAGCATGCCATGTCCGAAGCGAAGTTCGGACGGCTTGCCCTGAAAGACTGGAAGTTCGTCCAGCAGATCCGCGGCGACGGCAGGAAGAAGCCTCGCCGCGTGTGGCCTGAGACGATGAATGAAGTCCGCAAGTTCATGGTCACATACCGCGCTGAGCCGAAAGCCAAAGCGGCATGATGATTCCCGCATGGCCCGCTCCAGCCATGCAGTCGGCGACCAGAGGTGCATTGCCCCGTGCCTCTGGCCGCCGTTCCCAAAACCTCACAGCGGAGAATGCATGATGTCGATGGATCCTACCTATGACTACTACGCGAGCGCTGCCACCCAAACGCAAACGCTCCAAGCGGCACGTGCGGAAACCATGCTGTCGCGCATTTCCGATCACGCAGCCGCCGCCAACCGGATTGGCGATATGATCGAAAGCTTCTTGAATCGGTGCAAGGGATCTGAGGGCGATTGCGCGAATGGCAGCCTTGCTGCGGTTCCGACTGGCCATTTCGCCCAACTCGAACGGCTCGAAAAGCTCCTTGCTCGCGCTGAAGAACTTGCTCGCGAACTTAGCTCCGTGGGCTGACCGATGCTCGGGGGATGGAGACCATGGGAAACTGCGCCGGTCAACGAGGTCGTTGATTGGTGGATAGCATCTGACCACGAGGGCGGATGGCGCAAGACCGGATATCGCTGCAACAGCGCCGATCCTCTCTGCATCGTGGAAGAGGATGGTGGACTTTACTGGCCCCACGAGAACGGCGGACACCCGTCCCACTGGATGCCCCTCCCCGAACCTCCGGAGGGCATCTGATCCATGAGCGCTCTCTACACCGCTCTCGCTATTTTGGGCTGGCTCACCTTCTGCGCTCTCATCGCATGGTTTGTCGGTCGTGTTCTCGATTACGCGGCTCAGCTGTTCGATCAGGAGATTAGCGAGTTCTCCGACGCTGACGCACGAACGGCGGCGCTGGCTAGCCAGATCGCCGAGGGATTGAGGCCCGCCCACATCGCTACCGAGCAAAACGAGCGGGCCTGCACACAGGTTACTCAACTTCGTCTTCCTTCAACTCCGCCTTCTCGTGGGCGGTGAACAGGTAATTAACGCATGGGCACCCCGCTAATCCACGGCTTTTCTGTACAGCGATATGTTCGAGACCGTGTTGTGCTCGAAGATAGGGGGCACACGTCACCCTGCTGGGTTTGGCAGCTTAGCCTCAAACGGGACGGGTACGCCTTTGGGAAGCCTCCTGGATATCGCACAATGGTGCGCATCGCTCGCGCGGCATACGAAGCCTTTGTCGGTCCTATCCCTGAGGGGATGGAGATCGATCATCTGTGCAGACAGCCATCGTGCTGCAATCCAGATCATCTAGAGTCGGTAACGCGCGCAGAGAACATGGCGCGTCGAGTAGCGAGCAAGACGACTTGCCGTAGGGGTCACCCATTCGAGGGCGACAATCTCTACGTCACTCCTGTCGGCGTACGGACATGCCGCACATGCAAAATAGAGCGTGAGCGCGCCCGTCCTCCTCGGAGGGCTGCGGCATGAGCACTCCCCTTATTCATGGTATCCGAAATCGCCCCCAATCTGAGGTGCTTGGCGATCTCGGTACCGCTCTCCTTCAGGTGAAGAACGGTCGCGGGCTGACGCTCAACGACATGGCCTATGCGCTTGGCCGCTCAGACGATCAGGTGGCGAAGTACATCGCTGGTGAAGCCGAGATGGGCTTCATCGTGTGGATGCGCGCCTTGGAAGCCTATCCCGAGATTAAAGACCGGCTGAGCGAAAGCGCCACCGAACGCGCGCTGCGCTCGAAGCAACGTCCGCTCGATCTCGACACTCCCATTCGTCGCGAAACGAGGAGCGCAGCATGAACGCTATCCGCTGGTCGAACAACGACCGCTATTTCGGCCCGTTCACTTATGCTCCGAACGATTATTGGCGCTTGGCCTTGGTGCTCGGGTCAGGGGATGACGACGACTATCCGGGTTGCCGTCTCCGGGTGAGCATTGGGCGTCGTACTTTCATCGCCGCTCTTCCACAGATCATCAAACCGTGGCGCAAGAAGGTTTACCCTGGGTCGGCATGGGACGCGGCTACCGTCGCTCGCTTAGGTCGCAACTGGTACTACGACACACACGAGCGCGAGTACGGCTTCAGCTACTCAGAAGGCTTCCTGCAAGTCTTTCTCGGCAGGCAGACGAACGACAGCTCCACGACACAAAGCTGGAGCAAGTTTCTGCCGTGGACGCAATGGCGACATGTCCGCCACAGCCTCTACGATCTCAACGGCGACCTATTTTACACGTTACCACAGCACAGGCGCGGTAAGACGCCGAGGCCCGTCTGGCATAATCGCTATGAGGCAGAGAGCGCAATCAAGGACGCCTGCCCGAGCGCTACATTTTCGTTCAAGGATTATGATGGCGAAGAGCTGACCGCCACGACGCGCATTGAAGAGCGCGAATGGAAGTTCGGCGAAGGTTGGTTCAAATGGCTTTCGCTGTTCCGCGCCAACAAGGTTCGTCGTTCCCTCGATATCCGCTTCTCCGGTGAGACTGGCAAGCGCAAGGGATCATGGAAAGGCGGCACCATAGGAACCGGCATCGACATGCTGCCGGGCGAGCTGCACGAGGCCGCATTCCGCCGATACTGCGCCGAAAACAACATGACGTTCGCGTCAGCGATCGAAGCCTTTGGTCAAGACCGTGAAACAGGGCTTGATGCGAAGCACGAGAGCGCGGCCAGCGAAGCTGGAGACGCCGAATGAACTTCCTCCGCAACTGGCTCTTACACCACTCCTGTAACCGCACAATCGCAAGCGCTCGTGAGCTGGCGTGTGAAGCCCTAGCGAGAGATGTCGAGAAGCGGCGCAATAGCTTTGAGGTTCAGGATTACCGAAAGCGCCGTGAGGCTGCGCTGAAGCGGACGCGGGGGCTGGCGTGATGCGCTACCTCTTCGACATCGAAGCCAAGACTTGTTGCCATTGCGATGAGATGAAGCCGCTTGGCGCGTTCCATAGGCAGCCTAGTGGCGTGGCTGGTCGTCATTCTTGGTGCAAGGATTGCTTCAACGCTTACGCCCGTGAACATCGCAATCGCAAGGTCACTCCAGAGCAGAGACTGAAGAACAACCTCTGGACGCGCTACCGCCTTCGCCCCGCCGATGTTGAACAGATGCTCGCCGACCAAGGCGGGGTCTGCGCGATTTGCGGTGAGGAGCCGCGACGGCGGCATATCGACCACAATCACGAAACGGGCGAGGTTCGCGGCATCCTCTGCCACGGCTGCAACATTGCGCTTCCTCATGTCGAGGATGCCGGATGGCTTCATCTCGCACTCGCATATCTCGGGAGGGGCGAATGAACGTCCTGACCGTGTGCAGCGGAATCGGAGCACCGGAAGTCGCATGGCGCGGCTTCGGTTGGAATTACATCGCTGGCGCTGACATTGAGGCGTTTCCGAACGCTGTTCGCGCTCACCATTTCCCCGAGGTTCCGAACTGGGGAGACATGACCAAGTTTCAGGAATGGCCGGATGCAGACATCGATCTTCTCGTTGGTGGAACACCCTGCCAGTCCTTCTCAGTCGCTGGACTTCGAAAGGGCTTGGCTGACCCTCGCGGCAACCTCGCTCTCACCTTCCTTGCCATCGCTGCTAAGTATGCTCCCCGCTGGATTCTCTGGGAGAACGTGCCTGGCGTCCTGTCAAGCGAACAAGGACGGGATTTTGGAGCCTTCCTCGGGGGCTTGGGGCAATGCGGGTATGGGTGGGCATACCGGGTTCTCGATGCACAGCATTTCGGAGTTCCACAGCGCCGGCGCCGCGTGTTCGTTGTCGGACATCTTGGAGACTGGCGGAGTGCCGCAGCGGTTCTATTTGAGCGCCACAGCCTGCAAGGGAATCCTCCGCCGCGCAGAGAAGCGCGGGCGAGCGTTGCCGCCCTTACTGCAAACGGCGTTGGAACGTGTGGCGCAGACGACAACCAAGGGCAAGCCGAGCACCTCATTCCACAAGGATGTGGCGGGGAAACCGCGCCGACGCTTAACGCCGCCTTCGGAAGCAAGCTAGGACTAGACAACCAGCACATTGACAGCGGCGCAGGACTGTTCGTCGCCCATTCCCTTCGCGCTGAAGGCTTTGACGCAAGCGAGGACGGTACGGGGCGAGGAACGCCCCTGGTACCTGTCACATGCGGCACTCTGACGAGCAACGGCGATGCTCATAGCGGTTTCAAAGACGAGAACGGCCTAGTCGCGTTCGGCTGGCAAAACTCACCGTCACAAGGCGCAAGCGCAAGCGCAAGCGCAAGCGCAAGCATCACGCCCACGCTGGACAAAAGCAAGACTCCAGCGGTTGCGTTCATGGAAAACCAGCGCGCCGAACTGCGGATCTCGGATCAGACCGATGCGATGGCAACTGGTGGTGGCAAGCCGGGACAAGGCTATCCAGCTGCACTGCAAGGCTCAGCCGTGCGCCGCCTCACTCCTCGAGAGTGCGAACGTCTCCAAGGCTTCCCCGACGACTACACCCTCATTCCCTATCGCGGAAAGCCAGCTGCTGATGGCCCTCGCTACAAGGCGCTTGGCAATTCAATGGCGGTTCCGGTGATGCGCTGGATCGGTGAGCGGATCGCGATGGTCGAGGCGCTTCAATCGCAAAGTCTCGCCGCATGACACCCCCACAAACCCAAACACCTCCAGCTCGTCTGTCGGAATCGCAGATCCAGAGCCAAGTACGTCATTTTCTGGCGGCTCAAGCGATCGACAGCGTTCACTTCGCCAATGGCGCTGTGCTGGCCGGCGACAAGGTTGCCCGCGCCAAGCAGATCAACAAGCTCAAGAAGGCGGGAATGGTCGTCGGTGCGGCTGACTTGATCCTGTTCGACCGCCGCTTTGTGCGCCGCGTCGGCTTCTTCGAGATCAAGGCTGAAGGCGGCCGAGTGTCGCCGCAGCAAATCGCGTTCGGCGAACTGGCAACGGGCGTGTGGGGGCTTCCCTATGCAGTCGTGCGCTCCGTCGAGGACGCGAGGGAGAGCCTAGCAGAATGGGGGTGGCGATGAGCGGTGCAGCTAGTGATTCCTATGTCGGAGGCCTGTTCCGAACGGCCAGCGCCGGAAACCTCGCCCGCCGGTTCAAGGCTCGGCAGCGCACGGCTCGCGGCCAAGTGTATCGTCCAGCGGGAAACAGGCAACCGAAACTGCGGAAGAAACCGGCATCGCCAAAGCGTGACCAAGTTGCGGAATTGCTGTCGCTGGATCTGGATTTTGACGCGATCGCCGAACGGATTGGCATCTCGCGCAAGGCCGTCAAGCGCCATTTCGAGTGCATCTGCAAGGCGCTCGGGACT